AGTAGTACCATCTTCAAAATAAGTATGGCCTCCTTTATAGTTGTCGTTTAAATAAATAATGCTACGAAGAACAGTGGAAGCTACACCCCTATCCAGATGTAAAGCCTTTCCTAGATTGGGACTAGGCCATTTAACTATTTGAAACCAATCAATTACAGAATTGTTTATGTCCATCCCTGCTTTATTTATTTTATCTTTTAAAAATTGGGGTCCTATCTCAGTAATAAATAATGGAAAAGTTGTATTAAATTGAGGTTGATTTGGTTGCGAGTTATAAAAATTTATCAAACGGTTACATTGATTTTTATTTAAAAATTTATCCTGCATCACAACTTTCATTTAAACGGAGGTCCACCGAACCACATCACCAGGGATCGTCGTACACCTTTTTTAACTTTAGACACACGATGACGGAGCATGCTACAAAAGAAAATGGCTTGTCCTTGTAGAAGTTGAGGGGGTTTGTTTCCTTTCGTCATAAATTCTAAATCACCTCCGTCAAATTCTGAAGGATCTGAAAGTAGAATGGTCATGGATATTTTTCTAACGGGGGGTTCAAACTGACAATTAACTTCAGCATCCATGTGCCAGTCATAAAATCCTCCTTTGGGATATTCGGTAAACTGAGCTAGCTCGCTAATCTGCATACCTTCATAGCCAAAATGATTGCCGTTGACTTGGTTCATAGAACGTTCAATCCTTTTATACATCTCCGGCATCGCTTTAAAAGGAATCCAGCTGATGGTGGTGATTCGCATTTTAATATTATGACTTCCTTCTGAGTTTTCTTTCTGCCCTACCTTAGCCTCTTCGGCTTTTTGCTGATGGCCCATGTTAATAATGTCCTGGCATTGTTGGGGGGTAAATAAAGGTCCAACGGTGTTAGCCATTAAAGATTTCCACTTAGGTTCAGTGATCATAGTCTAAAAATATCCTTGTCTTCTTCATTACATTTTAATTCTAAATTTAAAGAGATTCTTTGTTGGGTGTTAGAAGTAACTGGCCGATGATTTAAAAATCCAGGGAAAATTAACAAGTCAAAATTTTTAGGTTCTATATACCAAGATTCTTGGTCCGTTTTAAATTTAATTCCATAATCCTTTACCGTTTCTAAATAAATAACGGAGTTTATACTAGAGGTACGTGTGTGATTATGCCATCTATCTTCTACATGATTACTCAATCCCGTAAAATAACACCAAACTTTTAACTTACGGTTCTTGATCGTAAAATGATTTAATATTTTTTTACTTTTTTCAATAAACAGATTATACAAATAATCATTGTATTGGGTGAATATTTCAAAGTTATACCCCCTTCTTCTATAGTCCCCGGCTTCATGTTTAGCTTTTAAAATATCTCTCACTATTTCCTCTTTTTTATTTTTTAATTCTTTTTTCAAATTTAATTTATATACGGGTCTATACTTATCAAAGATCACTGAGCCGTCCTTGATTTTATTGGGTTATAAGAAACATCACAATTACATACGAGCGTTCTTCTCTTTGCTTTTTTATTGCTGAAAGGATAAACCATATGTCTCATGTCATAGGGAAAAATATAAAAGTCTCCGATCTTTACTTTAGGAGAATAATCTGTAGTGGCAAATTGGCCTGCAGTATTTCCTAAAATTTGAAGCTGTCCATTCATGGGTTGATCGGGGCGTGTGAGTTCTGGACCCATATCTTTGGGAAGTTTAAGAATCATTACTGAAGAAAGTCCAGTAAAGAGTTTACCTTGATGAACATGAGCTGGATTATAATCCCCTGCTTTCATTTCATTAACCCAGATTGAATTAATATCCATATGATATTCTTGAGTCTTATTCCAGTCTAAATAATGTTTAAAAATAGAATAGAACCATTTTAAAACATCTTCCGAAACATAACTATGAGCATGCATTTTACTATTGGAGGGCCCTGCATAGAACAAGGAGACTTCGTCAGGGATCTTACCCGCAAGCTGCTTGTTGGCATTTGGTAAATGTTTCTTGTTCGTTTCATAAACTTCGTTGAGTCCAACAAAAATTTCAAGAGGAACTTGATATTTTAAAACCGATTGTCCAAGGAATATGATGTTGGTGAAGATGTTATCAAACTTATAGTTCATATAAATTTTATCTTTCCATAATGCTTTATAATTTCTGGGGGAAGAATATTAATATTAGTTTTACTTTTAATCAATTTTTTTGTTTTAATAGTATGCATATCCTTTCCCATGATGGTATCATCATAACCTAATCCATTAACTTTTACTTGTTCTAGATTGATAAATCGATGCTTAAAAGGAGGGATACCTAAGAATTTGTAAATTCTTTTTAATGTAGCTATAGGTTTTTCAACAATCTCTTTATAGTCGACAAAATGAACATGGTGTTTGTTCTCCGGCTTTAGTAAATTATGCATGCATCTCATTATTTTCATAATTTGACCGTCCTCTCTCATTAAATTATGACAAGCTTCAATAGGATTCCGAGTCTTTTGTCGAATAAAATTATCAGGAGTTTTCTCAGCCCATATTATCCATGAAGCTAAAACCTCAAGGATAGGCCGCACCAGAAATATAATTTTGATTTCTTGTTTAAAATGTTTTTTAAGGAGGGTCAAATTTCCTTTTGTCCCTGCGGGGCCACGATCAATAATATATTTAAAGTTCCAGTTTTTATAATAAGCAGAATAAACAGCATCCAGCACATTATCTAAAGACTTATGATCAGGATAATTAAGAAAAACATCGGTTCGTTTAAGAAGAAAAATATCTTTCATAATATCCAAGGTAATACTATTAGGCGTACAGCCAACGTCAGGATTCTGATTAAGAATCGAGGTAAGCAAAGTATTTCCTGATCGAGGGAACCCTGTTAAAAAAAATATCTTTTTATTTTTTACTGGCTTCATACGCCCTTGCACGGGAAGGAAGACCTTCCGCTTCGGTTGGAATATAATCTGTCGTGGCTGCCATCAGATCTTTAGGCACTTCACTTGTGACAATTTTAACCGGAACTTCTTTGATGCCTAATTCCTGAGCAGCTAGATAACGATTGTTACCGATGCAGCACATATACTTTTGACCTTCACATTCTTCAGTCTCAATACACAGTAAAGGATTAATCATTCCTTTTTTCTTCATCGAGTCTCTTACTTTTTTATAAAAAGAAGTTGTTGTTTGATTATGAGGATTTTTTTGTAGCTGCTGGTTTCTTAGAAATACTTTTTCGATTGGCACCATCATACTTCAGTTCTCCCGATTTTCTGACCCGTTTTAATGTTTCCAATTGCCCTAGAACATTGAAAACTTCAGGTTGGGAAGAACCTGGTGTTAAGGTTAATTTTTGTTGTTCTAGTCGATGCATATACGATTCGGCTTGATGGGTGTTCACATCCTTATCATCAAACGTGCCATCGTTGAATTCTTTCTTGAGTTTAGACCAGGTTGAAATTTCCCTCATTCGAGCTTTAGCCGTCAGTTCCATACTGGCTCGGCTATAAAGCTTTTCTTCCAGCTCCACTTGCTTTAATTCTTTTTCTAAAGGATCTTTTTCTTTTTTGATTTCTCGTTGAAGCTTTTTAATCTCAACATCATTCTTGCGGTATTCAAACGAAAGCTGCATCAAATTGTTAAAATGGGTATTCTGTTCTCGAACCGATTGCCAATACTTTGAGGCATTATTTCCATATTTATTATCGGAGAGAACCGAGAAACGCATTTCGGTTTCCGTTCTAAACATCTGTTTCTTGGCCCAGTTGTCCTGAAGCTCAGGAACCATCTTTTTAAATTCAGATACCTGAGATTTTTCCAGTAAAACCATAAGGTGTTTGACTTCACTATCAGCGTGCGGTTGAATATTTCTTTTATCTTTATCCATTCTTTCCTTAATATATTACTTTTAAACTAAAAATCAAGCATTACGTTGCGGTAAATGTTACGTTTGACGTGCCATTATATCCTTTTAAAGTTGAGCTTGTAGTATTGTACCAAACTTGTCCTTCGACAGGATTAGCTGGATCACTCGCGAGTGATTGTATTTCAATACCTTTAATTGTTATGTAAGTTGCCATTAGCTTGTTGTCACCGTTTTAACTGAAAAAACTGGATCGGCCCATTCTTCCACTGTTGTTGTAGCACCTACTCTGCCTCCAACGAGAGCACTAGTTGTCGAGCCACATCCACCCCCTAGATATCCGGCCGTTGCCATATCTGCTA